GAACATTTTCCTTCTATGTCACTCAAAGCGGAGGTAAAGGGAACCGATTAGTAAGTTCAACCCTTCTTATATTACATAAAAAGAAGTCAAACTGATCAGTCCAAACCTAAACCTACCACGGTTGCCACCACTAACGCCAATACGTGTGCTCTCGTTGTTTCCGCAAAGCACTGCCAACGGTACGGAACATCTTTTCCGAAAAATTCTTCAGAAGGTAACTGTAGATGTCTTCCTCGTGTCGATCTGACACATTTCTTACCTTTTCCCAAATACTCTTACGAGAGACCATAGGTTTCTCCGGTCTCAGAGAGGTCCATTTTTGGGAATCCCTCTCCTTCTCCTCCCACTTATTGGGCGGGTCCAGGACTCCAAAGTCGAAGGTACCTCCAAGTCTTACTTCAAAAAGTATATTCTTGAAACGGTTCTTCAGCTCTGTAAGTCCCAGACTCCCACATGAATAATGGGAAGAGCGAACGTCCTTGCGATTCACTAAGATCGTCTTTTGTGCCACCTCCAGAATAGGCTTAATAAACTTGTGCTGGTCTTGTGACATGTTACCAACAATCGAAGTAGCGAAAGCTCCCTTGAGACGACAAAGTCGTTGCTCATAGGTGAGTTTCATTCCTTCTTTTGCGGCAACCTTAGTCACAGGTCCCTGCATAAGAGGAGCCATGTGAATGAACGGTGTGTGCGAGAAGCCAGTATCGGTAACCCTCAGCAAAGCTGAGTTAACTGTACAAAACTCCCCGGACACATAATTCTTCCCAATTGACTTTTGGAAACCAACCTCTCCTATCAGCCTCTCCCAGATACGAACATGTTCGTCTGAGAGGGCGCGGAAAAGAAGGTCATCTCCATTGATCAACATGGGACATTCATCCAGTCTCCACGGTCTTCCGGAAGCGATCTCAAAAGATAATCGCGCGAGCGCAGCGTTCACCACACAAAGGAAGGGGAACGAAACCATACAGCCCATCAATTGGCCGTTGGTTTGTAAGAAATCGGAAGGAACATCATAGTCTTCTGAAAGTCTAGAATAACTGATGTTCACGCCACAAAGGGCCTCCTTCATCCAGGAATAAACTTCTGGGTCCGAGGTCGAACCAAGAGCAGCAGCCAACGTAGCATCCATATGCATCAAGTCGGTCGCGGCCCGGTAATCGCCCGAAACATAGATTGAATCAGGTTCAAAGACATGACGATCTCTCCAATCCCCAAACTTATCTTGTTGCTTCATAAGCAACCTCTCAGAAAAGGGTTTGTTTGTCAAATCAAAAACTCTGAACTTCCGAAGGGAGTTCATGAGCTGTCTCTGCAGTCCCTGAATGCAACCGTTCCGATCAATTGATCCACAAGTCACAATCCTGGCCTTAAGGGGGTCCTTGACTATCGAAGCTTCGACATGATTCTTCGCCCTCGCTCGTAAGCGATCTGGAACAGTCCTAAATAAATCCTCTAATT